TCTTCCGATCTGAGGAGGAAATCAAAAAGAATATTTTAAAGATATGGGATTTGATATAATACATGAAGACGAGGACTTCTTTGAGAATAACAAAGGAGAGATAATAATAGATAATTTACCTTTTAGTAAATGGAAAGAAGTTTTTAAAAGATTAAAAGAGTTGGATAAACCATTTATTATGATTTCCTTTCCTAAAATATTTTTATTAAAAGGCTTTACTAATTTATTTAAAAATGATTTACAAATAATTATACCTAATAAAAGACCTACATTTACACATTTAAAAAATCCTAAAGAGGGATATACTCCTCCTTTTGGGGTGTGGTATTATTGTTATAAAATGAATTTAGAAAAAGATTTAATATTTATATAAAATATCTTAATATTATTATATGGAAGAAATAGTGAATGCATACATGGAAGGTAATGGTTCTAAATCAAAATCAACGAAACAAACGATAACAACTGGGCTTAAAAGATTAGAAAAAATATTATCAAAACCTTTTGACAAATTAACATTAAACGATTTTAGTAATAGTGAAAGTATTTTAGATAAAACAACGGATTTATATTCACTCAATACAACAATCAGCACAATATTAAGTATTATAAAATTTATAGAATTTAAAAAAGGTAAAGAAAAGTTAATAGAAGACTATAGAGAGATTCTTAATGAATTAATACAACAAAGGAACGCATCTCAAGGAAAACAAGAATTTAAAGAAGGTGAGGAACAAAACTGGATTGATTATGAAGAATTAAAAAGTCAAGTAGAATTTTTAAGTAAAAGCATTTATTTAAAAAACAAAAAAAGTTTTACAGAATATAGAAACTTCTTAATTTTAGCACTCTATGTTCTGATGCCTCCTGCTAGAATTGGAAACTATTTAAATATGTTAAAAAAAGATGGTGGAAGTATGAAACAGAAAATAGATTCATTACCAAAAAATCATAATTATTTAGTTAAAACTGGTGATACTTATACTTTAATATTTAATGAATATAAAACATCAAAAGTTTTAGGAAAAATTAAATATGAAATAAAAAATGAAATTCTCAATAAATTAATTTCTAAATATCTAGAAGATTATAATAATAATTCTAAAAATAAATACTTTATGATAAATGCATCAGGAAAACAAATGAGTCAAACAGGATTTACAAACGGACAGAGTTCTATAACAAAGAAACTATTTAACAAACATATAACAAATAATATGTTTAGAAGGATATTTTTTACTTGGTTTTTATCAACTAATCCAAGTGTAGAAGAAAAACAAAAAGTATTAAGAGTTAGCGGACAAAATTATAAGCCTTCTATGGTAGAAAAATATGATAAAAAAAAATCAGTAGAAGAAAATTCTAAGGGCGATTCGAATGATGTAGTGCAATCGGTCATGGAAAAACCAACGACACAAAAAAAGAACAAGGTTTATAAAAGTAATAGGATTGACTAACATTAATATAATAAATTATAAACATATAAAGATTATTTTATTCATTTTTTTATAAAAATAATTATTAATGGATAGTGTAGAAATTTTAGATGAAATAGAAGAATTAATAGGATGGAATTTATCTTTTGGTATAACAACACATGAAACTTTAAAAGAAATAAATAGATTAGATTTACTTACCTACTTTTCTCATAGCGAGTTTATGTGATTGTTCTATACAATATCCAAGTTTCATTAATTTAATCATTTCTTTATTATGTTCTTCAGTATGTTCTTTAGAATGTTTTGTCATATATTCCTTTTGTAATTTAGATAATTGCTTTCTAGGTTTATTAAGAGGTTTAATCATTTTAGTTTTAGTTTCTTTTTTTTCTGTATGATAAGGCATATAATATAAAGTAACATTTTTTTTATATTGATGGAATTACAGAATTAATGTGTTTTTGAGTGCATTCCAACAAAGCGGAAATTCTGTGATGTGTGCCTACAACAGATGCTAAAGGATTAAGACTAGCCCAAAGTGTATCACCAGCAACCAATTTTTTTCGTAATTTAAAACTCATGTTATTACTATTGGAACCTAAGAATATTTTATATAACACTCTTTGTAATCCAGTTTCTTGACTAAAGAGATTTATTTTTAATTCTACTGGTGTTTCGAAATGAGCCGATACATGTAAATTTTCTACTATAATATCCTCATTAGTAGGTGGGGCTACTATTAATTGATTACTATGATTATCACCAGCACCCATACATCCAAAAATAGCAGAACTACCAGTATTAAAGACTTTTATATTCCCTTGATTTACTCCAGTGCTACCAGCAGTCAAAACTTCTATTTTAGTTATTCTATAGAAAACAGAACCTACAGAAACATTAGTAGTTCCATTCATAGTTAAGGTTACTGAATGTTCTGTAAATGTATGAACTGCTGAAGGTTGTGAATGCTGAAGTCCAGTAATTTTTATAGTTCTAGCACCTGTTCCACTACTAGAATCATTAGAAGAATCCGAAACGACATGAGATACACTATTATTATTAACTGGATATGAAAACACAGCATTTTCATTCCATAAACATTTTTCTACTGCTGAAGTTAAATCATCGCTAATTCCTTCTACTTCTTTGTTTTTTAAATCATGTCTTGTTCCTTGTACTATATCTATAACAGGGTCATTATTTATATGCTGAAAAACTCTTGTTCTATGTGTCATATTATACAATTATAATATATTTTAATTTTTTTTTTTTATTTATTTTTATTTTAAAAAAAATTATATTTGATAATTATATAAATGAGTATTAGTGAGAATTCTAGATTTATTGCTTTATCACCTGAAAATGGTTCGCAATTTACTGAAGGTCAAAAAGTTATTTTTGAGGTAAAACCATCAATATCTTTTCTTAAGGGGAAAGATTGTTATATTTCTCTTGATTTGGAAAGAGATTCGGATAATGCATCAATGGCTCATCCAGTTCAGTTGGCTGGTGCTTCAGGATGCATTGAGAGAATGGATATATTTTCTTTAGAATCAGGACAACTTTTAGAATCACTTAATAACTATAATTTATGGACTGCTATAGAGAATCAATATACTACTGATAATACTGATAATCTTGTTTATAAAGAAGGATGTGTAGAACCAGTTAGAAGTCATATAATAGGATGTAATGCGGAAACAAAAGCCATTACTACTACAGCAGAAACTATCGTGGTTGGAAGCAGTGGAGCCACACGATTATCAACCATTTCTTCAGATGGATTTGATAAAGGCTTCGTACATAAATTTGTTATTCCTATTAAGAGTGGCGTATTTAATCATTATTCAGATGACGAGAAATTAACACCAAATCTTTTATTTGGAGGTATGCGAATAGAAATCACTTTAGCCAAAAACGAACATGTTTTAAGTAGAGTTCATAGTCAGGATGCTACTGGAGTCGCTCATCTATGTACCACTAGAGCAAATGGTATCCCTTGCGATGCTTCTGTTAATACTGAAATAGTAACAACAGCCAATTTTAGTCACACACAAAATGGTGGTTTTTGTGTTGGTAGACAAGTAACATTAGTAGGAGATACTTCGGCTGCTGGTGGTGGCGAAACAAAAACAATAACCGCTATCGCTATAGTTGCTAATAAACTTAAGATTACTTGTGCTGATGGGTCAGGTAATTTTACTAGTGGAGGAAATGCAAAAATTCATCATCCAACAGGCAATAAACTCAAATATATTGTTAAAAATATGGAACTAAAAGTGTTAGAGGTCATTCCACCATTACCCATGATGAAACAAGCGATTAAAGAATCACAATATGATTTTATTAGTTATGAAGTATTTACAGATAACCTCCCAACAACTTCATTAAGACATCAAATAGAATTCCCATCAGTAAGCACAAAAGGAAAGGCAATTTTCACACATTACATTAACGACCAATTTTCCGACGATGATAGTGCCCCAAATTATTATCAGGGTTCATCCCCTACAGCAACTAACTTAAATTCAGTTCAGTATTTTATTAATAACAGAAATTATCCATTAAAGGCTTATAATCCAAATTGTTTTAGTGATAGAATTGTTGCTTATAATGAAATTGTTAAGGCGATGAAAGCAGTTGGTCTTAATGTTAAGAAACTTGGCGATTCACGAAACATGAATGACTATTCATTCACTTATCTGACTGCTAGAGAACTTGCTAGAGGAAAAGATTTTGTATATCCTCTTAAGGATACTGAACCACAATTAAGAACTGAATATAGTGCTGTAAGAGCACAAAATCATAGACTATTAAGTTTTGTTTTTTCGGTTAGAAGCATTATGGTTGGGAATAATAGTTTGAGTGTCGTATATTAATAAAAATAATTTTTTTGTATTTATTTTATTTATTTTTTTTTTATTTTATTATATTATAAAATATGCCAGTGCAAAAGCGTTATTTTAGTATTGCTCCAGTTAATGATAATCCTGTTAATGTTGTTGATAATGCGACTTTTAAGACGAGTCAAGGTTTTTCACATAAACAAGGAAACCCAACAATTAGATTTAGTGTCCCAGCAAGTGAAAACCTTTTAGAAGTTAATTCATTAAGGTTGGTGGGTCAATATCAAGTTAAAACAGGAAATGATAACGTTGTTCTTGTTGATAAAACAAATTTAGATGATAATAATGGGGCTAATCTCGCAAGAGCAACTTCCGCTAATATGCCTAATTTTGGTGGTCTTCATAATGTTATTGATAAAGTAATTATCCAATCGAAAAAAAGTAATGTAGAATTAAGTAATACTCCAAATTATTCTATGATGGCTAGTCTTAATGAATCCTATAGAAATAACGCTAGTGATTATGACTATGGAGGTGAGGGAAACCAATCTCTCGCTCAGGGTTATAACGCTACTAATTCTAACAGACGATACAATTTAACAGCATCGCAAAAAGCCAACGGAGATGGAGGTCTAGGATTAAATTCAGTTAGTAATAAACAATTAGGTCAACATTTTTCATTAAAACTTGATGTAGACATGTTAAATGGAAGTGATTTACATTTAGGACAAGACTTTTTAAATGGACTTTTGATTACGTTACATCTTGCTCCTGATAGTGCATTTTTCGCTCAAAGATTTAGAGAAATCCCAGCAAATCAAACCACCGCAGGATTAGATAACGTTATGTATGTTCTAAAAAATCTCAAATTAGAAGGACGTTATATCCAGCCAGACCAAAATGATGTTAAAAATTATGCCGTACAAAAAGTAATGAATGGAAAACTTAATGTATTAAACGATATTCATTCAGATGATAATTCATTCCAATATACTCCTCAATTAAATATGGTTAAATCTGTTATTAACTTGTTTTTGGATAACGACCAAACAAATAACAAAGCATTACAGCAGAATAATTTTAAAATGCCTTTAGGATTAAAAGAGGTAGAACAATCTAAAGACAACTTAAGGTATCCTATGGATTATCCTATTAAAGTAACTCCAAATGTTGATAGCAGTCCAGCAAGTGGAGCAGGATTAAAATTATCATCTCTAGCGGATGTAAATGGTATTTTACATAAAAGTGATTTAGTTGGTGATTGTGAAGTTCGTCATCATTTTGAGAGAGCAGTTACTGGTAGAAGTAATCCTAAAAATGTTAATAGTATTAGTCAATTAAATTCATCTCTTGCTGAAGATTATAAGGTATCGACTGGTAGTGCTACCGATGCAGAAGGCTCAAATCTTCATCCTCTAATGGTTGGTGTTGGATGTGACTATTCTTATGGTGTTGGTAATACTATGATGTATCAAAATAGAGATTATTCCGCTCAAATTAAATCAGGAGTCCAAACAGGCTTACCTAAATATCCTGCTATGAGTAATGACAAGAGTGAATTAGTCCAAACTTACTTATCTCATGTGTCTGTTTTAGATACACAGAAATTGGTTAAACAAATGTAAACTTTTAAAAATAATTATTTTTTTTTTTTTTATATTTTATTATAATATAATGAAAACTATATTAGAATCTTATTCTATTAAAGAGTTAAGAGCGTTTGTTAACGAACACAATAAAAAGGCAAGAAAAGAAACAACCGAAAAATTAAAACAAATTAGAAAAAACATTAATAAAAAAGCAGTTATAGATATTAGAGGATTAACAAAAAAAACTGATTATGGCTTTACTTCTGTTTTCATAAAAAAGGAAATAATATCAAGAATGTTAAAACAAAAACAACACTTTAAAAATATTAAAATGAAAAAACAAATTTCTCAAGAAGAAAAAGAGAAATTCATGGATGATGTATTAAATCCTCTTTTAAAGAAAGCATATTTGACCTATGCTCGAACAGGCGATGCAGATGATGTAGAAGTAGAAGTAGAAGAAATATTTAAAAAAGCGAAAGAGATGGATATACCTTCTAATTATGGTATTACTAAAAAAAAAATGGTTAAAGTTATTGTAGAAGAAGGTAAAAAAGATAAAAAAATTAGAGATGAAATATTATCAAAAAGAAAAACAAATAAAGATATACCTCCACCAAAACCCCCAATACCACCAAACATGTTTTATTCCACTCAAGCAAAGAAATTTATAATAAAAAAACCAACAAGACCAGCCCCTAAATTACCACCAAAACCAACAAAACCAGTCCCTGCATTACCTACTAAAGCAAAGGGTAAAGAAAAGGTTAAGAATCAAGAACCAGCACCAGCAACCTTACAAGAAGCAGTAGGAGATAGACCGAAAAAGAAAGAAAAAGCAAAACCAGCCTCTGCATCCCCTACTGAAGCAAAGGGTAAAACAATTATCAAAAAAATCGGAATGGGAATTACAGAACAAGAAAAAAAAAAAGGAG